ATTGCAGTTGTAAAACCGTCGCCTTCATTATTTGCGCCGCCTAAGACGTATGCCATGATATTATCTCCTTATTGTTGGCAATCAGAGTATTTTTCGACTTGATGTTTGTGCAGATGCAGTTACTTTTACGCCTTTGAGTCCAAGATTCTTACCTAATCCGTTACGTACAGCCCATGCATTAAATGCGGCTGGGTCACGTGAATAGTCTGGAATCCCATCATCCATAGCGCCTGCAAACTGACCACCATTTGGTCGTAAGCCTGAACCAGAAGACCCATTACTCTGTTTGAGAAGTTTAGGATTACCCTTTGCAACTTCTTCTACAAGTCCTCTGATTGTTAGAGGAGAACCATCTTGACCATAACGTTCACGACCCTTATTGTCGATAATTGCATAAGAGCCATCGTCATTCCACTCAATGTTGGACTTGACTTTGGTCAATGCATAATCTAATAGATCAGAATCAAATCTGTCTCCCATTGCTCGCTGAATATCAGAATCCAATTCCTTCTCACGAATCATTTGGTCTTTACGAGCCAAATCCATTTGAAGTTTTGAAAACTGTTCATGCAAGTCGTTGGTTGTGACACGACTCGAACGTTGATTGTTTTGAGGTTCTACTGGCTGTACGTTGCCACCGGATTGTTGTGCAGTTGTACGTGCAATGAAACTTAACGCCGCTTCAACTGATTCAAAGTTTTGTCCACTAGCGTTGCTAAGTGCATTCAAAATTGAATTAGTGGTGCTTTTACGAATTGCACCTGGATTTACGTTCTGCTCACCATGATCGTCCATTTCTGAACCCTGCATAGTATCAGGGGCTTGATCGTTGCCAACGAAGTTAGATTTAATATCCATTAATTGTTCCTTAAGTTATAACGTAACAAACGAATTTTTGTTTTGTAATGTATTTATTCAATGCTGATAGAATTAGTTTTTATCTACCCACGTTGAGGCCACTTAACTGTACTGCTACAGCCTGTTGTGGATAATATGTAATACCCATATTAGTTACTGGGGTGCCAGCACCACCTAGAATAGATGTGTTGTCATCGTCACCACCTGCTTCTTCTGATGCTTCTTCTTCATTATCGTCTTCACCATAATTTTCGTGAATTGGAATCATCGACGGACTTAAGTCACGTGACTGAATCATTTCATTTGTTTCAGTCATTAGTGTTTTAAGTTTTAAATCTTGAATATTATCAATGAATACTTGTTCGTATTCTTGAATTTGTTCTTGTGGTGCAAGCATACCAATAAGTTCTCTAGCAACTAAACTGCTGATTACTGCATCATCTGGTGCAAGTGCTTTTGCTTCTTTGATTAGTGCCATACGATAGTTAGTATCGTGTGCTTCATAGTCAGTGTTATAAACTACTTCACCAGCCCAACGCATGTCCATAAAACGTGCGGCATAAGTGAAAATCATTTCTTCTGTGACTTCCATTAATCTTGCTTTGGCTTTTGCTAATCTATGCAACTGCTTGCGTTCTTCAATAATAGCAACGCCACTAGCGATTTGGTTCTTGCTATTACGCAATCCACCTAAGCCAGTTAGTGATTCAATCTGTTCTAAGATATCTTGTTGCTTTTTAATAATCATGTCAACATCGCCAGTATCAACTGGAATGGCTTCAATCTGACCTTCAGTAGCACGAACAATAGCACCTGCGTGTACTGGGATGTTAATACCTTTGTCTGCACGAATTAATGTATGTGCGAATTGTAAAGCACTGTATGCTTCACATTCTAATTTGTAATGTTCACGCTGTGCATCAGTTGCGGCATCAATATCTGATACGCCAATGTCGATTGAACGTGGGTCACGACGGCCATATGCAATGAATACTGGTATAGACATTCCTAATGGGAACGTACCCTCACCAATAAGTTTCGCTGGCTTGTCACTGTTGATGCCATTAGCACCTTTTTCTACTTCATAACTTTTCCAGTAACTTGGAGTTGTTGCACTACCTAAGTGATAACACTTGATGTAATAGCAATCTTCATCTTCCATTTCTTTAATCTTAACGTACTTAAGAATTGGTCTACCACCGTAATAATCAAAATTCCAATCCCATACGTCTAATGGGCTGATTGCGCAAGTATATGGGCGACCTAAGTTGCCATCTTTTGCTTGGGGCATATCCACCGCCACCCATGCATGGCCGAAGATACTTGTTAAATCACCAACACCTTCCATGAAAGCAGTTAACGTTCTATTGTTTAAGTCTGCATCTAATGTGAATAAGTCTGCCCACTCTGAATTTTTAGGGTTGATGTATGCACCACTTGATGTACAGAACTGCACATTGCGCTTAATGCCTGGCTCAAACAATACATCATTAATTGTGTCAACGACATAGCGAGTAATAGGTTGCGCAACAGTATTTGATATCAAATCTTGCCATAGATTTGAGTCTTCACTTGGTCTTTTCTTACGCACATATTGCTTGAAGGTATAACCACCTAGATAGGCATATTGGTAAGCCAGCATCTGCTCATAAATGGCCGAATAGATGGGACTCTTTTTTAGTAATTCTGATGTGTTCATAAAATTATTTTCTCTCGCATTAATCTGGCAAATGCAGGTAATTCATCGTTTAGATAGATATTGTATTTATGCATCATATCTTATGTTTACAGTTATCATTATGCCAACGTGCAATCATTGCAGGACTTGTTTTCATACTGCAATGATTGCAACTTTTAGTTTCTTGATTACCAAAATGATTGCTTCTACCCTTACGAATCATCTCTTGTGTATTCTCTCTGTGTGTACCTAAACGTAAATGATCAGGATTAACACACTTAGGGTTATCACAACTATGCAATACGCACATGCCTGCAGGAATGATTCCTTTGTGTTCTTCGTAACTTACACGATGCGTTGTACGCATTCCATGTTCTGCACGAATCATACCATAACCAACGTTGTTAGTTCCACCCTGCCATTCCCAACAGTTAGTAACATCGTTAATTTTAATCTTGTTTAGTAATCTTTGTAATATTGGCGTACTAGTGCCAATTGGTCTTCCTAATTTCATTTGTTTGCTCCTTTAATTTGTTACCACGTTTGATAATCTGTTTCTTGAATGCCACCAGCAATCTCTTCCCACGTAGGGCCACCTGGATACAGTGGACTTGGTGGCATATGTTGTAAGCCTGGCTTCATGTGTCTTGCAAGACGTTGATCCATGCCAACGTATTCACTAATACCTATACTATCATGTTGGATTGGGAATAGATGATGTATACCATAACGAATACAATCGCCTAAGCCATCGATGTGAGCATACTTTTGCTCAGTGTATTTCACTAATTTTTTACGTGTTGCGTCTTCATAGTGATATGTTTGCAATGCATCTAATAAAAACTTATCATCGGGTTTAACTACTAAGCCACCTCTATTAATAAACGCATTACTAGTATTGTCAGTGTCGGCAATTAATGGGTTGCTTTTACGACTGTTAACAATTTGAAAGCCATACTTCTCAAGAATAGTTCTATCAGTTACACCAAAGGGACTTGTAGTATCACGATTTGTTTGTGCGCCACTCATGTCAATGATTGAAAACAATCTACGTTGTGGAAAGTCTATGCGAATTGCTTCAGCAATACCTTCACTTCCACAATCTGGAATAGCATATGACTTAAGAATTTCAATCTTACCATCTTTCTCGCCTGCTTTAGTAACTTGTGCAACAACGGCACACATAACACGCTTATTCCAGTCATGAAACGTGTACAAGTCGCCACCTCTATCTACAACTTCATTACAATGCTTATGCTTATCCCAAGAATAGTAAAACATGTCGGCCACAGATTCCCATTGGCACATATAATCTTGATTAAACTTGAGGGGACTTAAGATACGTTTTTGTTCTTCAATGAACATACGATTGCCACTGCGCATTTGTTCATAATTGTAATGACGAACAATATACTTGTCTGGCATAGCAAGAGCCAACTTAAACAAATCGTACAGTGGGCCTGTACCATTAGGCGTACTGATTACAATCAATCTACCTTGTGTGTCAGGTTGTCCTACTTTAGGTCTTAAACGATTTGAAATTTCTTGTAGTGTATCTGCTGTGTACAATGCAGCCTCGTCAGCAATCCATACGCCTACGTTAAGACCTCGTAAGTTCTCACGTTGCTCTGCACTTTTACAACGAATGAAAATACCATTGGGAAACTTAATCGTTAACTCTGAATTATTAATGTCTTTGCCATCTTCTAAGCCAAAGTGATTCATGCAACTCTTTTTAAGTGGCTCCCAAATCAAACTCTTAATCATTGCACCAGTAGGCGCACTATATATAATATCTTTTCCCTTGTGAAACTTCTCATCAGTTGCAAATAATGGCAGTGCAATACTGGCAAGAAACGTCTTACCACTACCTACTGGCACAATATCAATGCAATGTTTATCTGTAGTTAACCAGTCTTGAAATATACTTGACTGTTCACCAAAGAGTGGGATATCAATTTGATTCATTAAATCATTTGTCTATGGTTGTAAACGTTACTGGAATACTTGGCATAACATCTTGCCAATCATCTAATTCTTTAGTTGGAAAACTAAAGTTATTAGTCAATGCTTGACCTAATGTAGTATGATCGATCTCATGTTTGTCAGCAACAACTTTACTTAAGAACATCTTTTCATAGTTCTGTCTAACAGGCATGTCACATGCAAGAATACTCATATGATATCCTTCTGCCAACAATACTTCAAATGGCTTACCACACTGATTAAACACAGCGTCTAAAATCTTTTCGCCACTTAGTTTGTTACTGCCTCCTGGCTTTCTGCCAGCGCCTGGTCTTGCTCCACCTTTACTCATGATAGTACTCCAATGTTAACATTATTCTTCGCCCAAAATAACTCTAAACTTATATTCTAACTTATAAGGCATGTGATTCATACCTGTGCGTGAACGTAATTCACCACGCAACGTTTTAATTTCAGTTTGTGTAAGAGTAGGCAACAAATCTATAATGTTGTGAAATTGATTAGCGCAACATAAATGCTGTGCCAACTCATTGATATCATACTTTGCAACTTTAACTTTCTTTTCAGGTGTGTTTACTGATAATTCATTGTCCATTAATTATTTCCTTTTTCTTACGTGTGCGCTTTGGCTTTGCGATAACTTCAACACTAACAGTTGTTTTAGTGTTTAGTTCTTTAGGTGGCAATAATAGTTCACCCTGTGGCTTCTTGCCAAACATATGTTTAATTCGTTCCCAAATTGATTTCATTCTATGATACCCTCACTTTTTAAAATATTCTTAGCCCAACTTAGACCGGCATTGCCGCCCCACATTAGATATGCTTGTGTGCCGGGCGTTGGCTTACCTGGCTCATAGTATGTGTATGCACGACTTAAAAAACTATAGGTTCTTTTAACAGTATCTAAACTCACACTTTCACGTTTGGCAAACTGATTAGCACGTGCAAGTCCTACTGCTGTGCCACCTTTATTACTAGGTGTTGCTTCATCACGCATCTTTAATCCTGCTTGCGCATTGTCTGCCATGCTTTGTGTGGGTTTATAACTCATATATAAATCTTCTCGTAATCTTCAGGGTTATCTTCTGGATCAAGACCATCATAGATAATGCCATCACTTTTGCCTTTATACTTTAATGCACCAAAGACGCTTAACCATTTCTGATTCTTTTTGTTCCATGTTTGACATAGTTCTAAGAAACGTTCTTTACCAAACATTAATTCCATTTGTGCTTTACAATCGCTTGGTGTAGGATTGATATCAAACTTTGTGTCTTGTAACTTAAACATAAAGTCAATGCAACTATCGATCTCATACTCAGTCATGTAGGGTGACAACTCAACAGTCATCTTATCAAAGTTCTTGATGTGACCAGTATAGAAAGGTCTATCAATGATGCCGCGCAATGGTTTATTGTTTGACATGGATCTCTCCATTTTCATAAAACGTATTGTGTGTGTTAAGTGGCACTGTGCCCTTAAGTTCTGCAGCCTTGTCTTTAAGTTGTTGCTCAGTAACAAAGCCGCCCAAGAATTCATACACAGTGGTAAGTCCTAATAGTTTTAAATCAAAAATCTTTTGATTGTCTTCATTAAGATCACTAACGTCCATTTGTTGCATGATGGCTACACTTTTTGCAATGTCACGCATAAGTGGCTGAACACTTATGTATAAATGTCCATCACCACCCTTAATCATTTTATAGGTGTATTCGACGCCTTCCGGCGATGTGTTAACTTGTTCTGTCATGTTTGTCCTTAACGCTTGCGCTTCATATCGTATTCAATGTCTTTAGTGACACGACGACCTGCACGTTCTGCACGTTGATCTTTGGTTGCTGTTGATTCTTTACTGCGATAGCCTGATGCATACATTGCACGACCCTGCTTCTCAGCCTCTTCACGTGTTGCATATACTTTACCACTATCACCATAGCGATACATTGCTTTACCTGCTCTCATTAATTTTTGTACTGGCATGTTATCTTCCTTTTACTTTAACACAACGGTCTTTGCCGTCTTTAGTTCCTGCATAGCGATAGCCTTCCCAACAGGCTTTGCCATCACTGCCCTTCTTCTTCATTGAAGTTTCACTGTTTTCAGCCTCTTCTTTAGTCTTGTAGAGTTTACCGTCATTGC